ATTCTTTAGCGTTATAAGGATCAAATCCAAAGGTTCTAACATCATACTTCGATGTCTCAATAAAAGCATCCAAGTCATCATACACTTCCATCATGTTCAAGATAGTTCCTTCAAGAACGTGAAGACTTCCTTCTCTAACGAATTCCTCGTATTTAATTCTTTTGGCTCCAGGAAGTTTCATTAAAGTAAGAGAAGTAATGTAGCTTCTGACTTTCACACCGAACCCACGTCTAAGTGGAAACAAAAATGTAAAAGCACAGAAGTCATCTCCTTGTGAAAGGTCTGCCCCCAAAGAACAAGGCATTTCCCAAAATTCACGAGGCCGATGTGGAAGTGTTTCTTCGTAAGTGAAGAAGTATGTGTAACCTTCCATGGGAATGCCAAATCGTTTGGCAAGAATGTCATTTCGTGCAGCAGGAGCTTTTTCAGCTCTTTCTACATCCAATTGATAGGTATCATACGTTACTGTTAGACCAATGTTAGGGTTTGCCTTGGGCCACATTGCCGGATTAGCTACTTCTTCAAGTTCGTCTAGCTTATAATGCCAGATAGATACATGTGGTGCTGCGTATTCACCTTTAAGAATGTCAGCAAGTTCCATTTTGATGGTATCACCGCTACCATTACGAACAGTTCCTTCAGAACTGATAGCAATGATCAGATAGTCATCAAGTTTGGATGCTCCTTGCTCGACCGCACCTACAACATCTTCTCTGAGATCCCCCGATAGCCATTCGTCAATTGTCGATACCTTAGGGCGAAGCCCCTGTAGTTTAGCAATCGACATTGGACGAACTTCAAGAATAGATCCGGTAAGGAAGTTTTCAATTCCCTTTTTAGTCGACACCAACTTTTGTCGCAAAGCTCTTGATCCCGTTGTATTCTGCAAAGAACCTTCTGTTAAGAACTTAAACAAAGGTCCTCGAGATCGTGTAATGGCCGTTCGAAACGGAGACATTACTTCTTCTGCTTGTTTCATTGTTGGCGCTGTTGTAATTTGATGTGTAGTGCTCGTATCTACATTAAGAATGTAACTTTGCATACAAAACGCATACATGGATTTTGCAGAACCTCGAGCGACGATCAAGTATTGTTTAGAAGTTAGCCTCTTCTTTATTGTTTTCTTGACGTAATGACCACCATGGCCGTTTTGATAAGGTTCGTATACACTTCTTTCTACAAAGTAATACCAACCCAGCACTTGTTCAGCCCATAATTTGAATGAAGGAAGTAGTCGTAGATCACTTCCATCAGTCAGAGTCAATTCATTTTCACAATAAAGAATGAATCCTTCTACTGCTTGATTGTCGTAATAGATGTTGGGGTTGGCAATCAACGCGTCGATACGGTTCATCTCCATTGCGATTTCACGGTTAACAGGAATTTCTCCTCGAAGAACCGAATCTCGAAATTCGCCGTAATATTTTGGAACTGCTTTGTTTGACAACGTCATGCCAACCCTCCTTTCTACTTACTAGTTACCTTACTAGTTACCTTACTAGTTACCTTACTAACCTGCTTGTTAGTGACGTCCGTAGCAATCTTCTGAACCTGCTGCTTTCCTACACCAATAAGTACATCTTTGACAATCTTTGCCGCAACTTGCTTCTTAGATGGCGGCTGCAAGTTTGCCAATTGACGCTCTAGATTCAATCGAGTAACCAGATCTTGAAGTTCCTTGTTGCTCAACGAGCGAACAGTTCCCTTCTTAATCTTTGCCTGAGTTTCAATTGCCTTCTGAGCATCCGTGCTAGGACGACGGGCAATTTGCTTGTTTACTCGCTTGAGATCACGACTAGATGTTGAGGTAGCAGTGACCTTATTGGTTTTGGAATCGATTGAAATCTTAGTCTTTGCAGGATCATAGGTGATATTCGTTTGACCACCATTATCACTTGTAGGAACCGTACGGGAGGCCTTACGAACCCCCCACCTCATACCTTTGGTTCCGAAGTGGGCAATAACAGATTCCACAGAATCAGTCATCATCATGTCCGTTGTTTGGAGATCAAATGTTGGTCCTTCATAATTTCCTGTCCACAAAGCAATTCGATCAAAGGACACAAAATCCAAACGACCAGCATTATCTGGAATAAGAAACGCAGGCGTTTCTGGATATCCCAAAGTCAAATGTGGCGTGTAGTCAGGGAATTGTTCAGTCGCGAGATAAGCCTTTTCAATATCATCATTAGCACGGAATTTTGCTTGCATTTCCGCAAAAAGATTATGCGAGAAATCTTTGTCAAAGAAAAGGACATCGGCTTGCTTATCTCCAAGCACGCCTCTCTTCTCAACAAACACGCCAAATGCACGAAATGCCGTATTGGCTACATGCTCAACATAAGCAGTAATAGCAGCAATATCCATGGAAGGATTTAGTTCACCAAGATTGCAAATGGTCATATGAGGAACTTTTTCACTGGAAATCTTCCAGACCACATCATCGTCGCGAGGAATGGCGACGATCACTACAGGACTCACAATCCCTCCTAGAATGATTCAGTTTGGAAGTGGTATCCAACAAACGAAATTCCAATGACAGAGGACGTTCCACCAACACTCATCCAACCACGCTCGGCAAGATACGTTGTATTTGCTGGGAGGTCAGTTGAAACGCCAGTGTTTCCAGACACAGTTGCTCCAGAGATCAAATCAGTCACAGTATAGTACAATTTTGTATCGTTTGGAGGACACCAGAGGTCACATTGATACAAACTTGTTCGATCTACAGTTGGAACTGGAAAAGATGCACCCAAGTTGATCTTGGTACAAGTGCTTGTTGCATCGTTGTGCATGATTTGAATGTTGGCGTCAGCAGCATCCCAGCCCATGCCAAAGCATGTAACTTGAGTGGATGGTTCTACATCTGTTGGGGCACCAGTAGTAGCCGTAAGACCAACAAAGGCTCGGTTAGTTGTCGTAGCGACACCTGTAGCTGGACCCCAAATTGTTCGAGTAAAGAAGCCACCAACACCAGCAGCATTCCCTCGAAGAAGATGAGCACCAGTAGTTCTCCAGCCAGCAACAGCTGTAGTTGCTGCTACAGTCACAAGATAGTCAAGGCGACGTTGTCGCGTGTGTTTATTTGTAATTGCTCGTGTTGCAGCAGTAGCTGTACCAGTTGCTGCAAGAGAACCGATACCGATCTGCGTAATTGAGGTCGATGCTGAGTTAGGAATAAGCCAACCACGACCACCCTTGAGTGGATCGGTCAAATTTACTTCAATGCCAACATCGTTTTTGGTGTACCAATCTCCATTTTCTTTAGGATAAATAAGTCCTCTGCCTGAAGCCGGCGTTGTTGACGTAGCACTTTCAGGAAGATTAAGAGGAGCGGTGAATGTTCCCGCACCTCCACTAGCTTCTAGTGCATCAAGCCGCAAATCAAAGCTTTTCGCATCTGCTCCGATAGCGGTGATAAGAGCATCAAGCCGACTTTGAAGGCTCATACCTTAGCGGCAGTATATGCCGCGGCGAGATCGGTTTCAGGATTACCCAATTCAGTCTTGGTGTATACGTCCGAAGAATTTGCCTTCAAACCAACAGTTGTAGTCAACGCATCGATAACCGAGGTTTCCTCGGCAGCCGTGACCAGGGCAGCCAACTCGCTCAGAGTGTCAAAAGCTGGGCCTGCTCCGCCAAGAATTTCGGCCTTCAGTGCAACACGTTCCTGACGAACACCCTCTGGCGTGACAAATCGAGTCGTGTCAGTTCCAGTGGCAACTTCTGCCAGCGTGGCAATTTCAGCAACACCCGCAACAGTAGTAGAGGCAGCCGGAGGAGAGCCACTAGAAGCCTTTACCTCGTTGACGGCAGCGACCAAAGAAGTCTTGTCGGTGGTTGCGAGCGACGCAAGAGTTCCACTGCTCGAGCCCGTGATCCACGTTCGCAACTGCTTGTAGTCTGTGCCGATGGCAGTGATAAGATCCGCCAAACGAACTTGTAGAGACATGTTTTACACCTTCGCGTTCTCGTAGAGAAGCACCAACGATGGTCCTTCATCGTAAATTGGATGCGGCGTCTCAGAGTCTATATGTGCTGACAAATTTGACAATGGATTATAGTTCACATAAGGAAGACTATTCCATGGAGTGACACCGTCACCAACTTTGAAACGCTTAGCATCAATTTCAAATCCAGGTTCACCCTCACCAAGAACAGGGTTTCTTGTTGTCCAAGAAAGTGTAGAACCTCGACGGAATTTAATAGCCATTTGTGGCAATTCTTACACCCCGCCTCCATCAATAACAGTCCAGGATTCAGCATAAGTAGCGGCTGGATCCGGATCTGTCCAGGCAGTAGCTTCACGCTGCACGTTGAGACGCCATTCAAGTTCTTGAATTTGCTTATTCATAGCTTCGATATGGAATGAGGTAGATGGTGGATCAAACAACATTCGTACACGAAGATACATGTAGCTTTTGACATTGTTCAGAAGAATATCGGTGCCTAGAAAGGCGTCCCACGTGGCTGTATTATCCGAGATCTGGAAACCAGTAGTGGGTCCAATGCCAAGCTGGGCCAGAGTCACGAAAACCGAATTGATATGAATAATTACATCCTCATCAAAAGCCGTATATGAGGCGTCCATACCAAGTGTCTTCTTGACACTGTCTAGAATACTCGCAACCACGTGGGACCTCCTCCCATTACTTGTTAGAAACGATTCTCATTCAGACGACGTTGAAGAGCCATGATGACCTGAGACTTGGGTGAAGAAATAATTCCATCGACCGGGCTCTTGAGATACCGCTGAAGAGCTGCAGCAGTCTTGTACCGATGGTTGTCCTGACGAATACCGTCGCCATCGACACGCAGAGAAGCGTCCACGGTAGAACGAAGTCGACGCTGCACAGCCTCAACCAACTTACTAGGCTTGCTGATGTGACCATCAACAGGAGTACCCATGACCTTCTGCCAACGAGCAATCGTCTTCGGTCCCAACTCACCGTCAACCGTCAAATTCGACAGTGGGTGCCCAACAGGAACGGTGATTGGTCCACCAGTCAGTTCATTCAGATGCCAATTCGTGTTATGTACAGTGTCGGCAGCCTGAGTGAAATCGGAATTCAGATGCAGATGATCCGTGTGCTGATTCGAGCCAAGATACTCGCGAGTCTGATACCCGTCACGCTTGTGCCAAATTCGCTTGTTGTAGATCATGTAGCGAATCCACCAGAGCTGACCAGATCGAGCAAGCTTGATCCAGAGCTGAACCACATCTTCCATGGTGGCGCCATCGACAGAGCGAAGGTCCTTGTCGAAATCACGAGCACGAACCTCGTTAGCCGAATCACCATCTCGGAACTCAGGGTTTCCGGTAATATCCGGATTATGGCTCGAAGCCGTAGCCTGATGTGCCTGGTCCCCAATAGAACCATCAGCACCCTTGTCTCGGTTAGGGAATCGAACGTCCATCTGGTCTCGAGCCTCGTCAAGGTTCGGAACAGTAACCCAACTCATCAGTTGCTCTCCTTAGTAGACACAGGAGTGTAATCGGAGTTAGTGGGCCAGTCTTCCTGCTGAGGATCATCCCACGGGTCTGGCATGACGTCACCCATGTGCTCTTCTGGATTCTCGTCTACCGGGTGAATAGGATCTACTTCGACGGTGGGGTTTTCCTCGGGGGTATTGTCCGAGGAGGCCTTCTTAACCCTGGGTGGCATGTCTACTCCTTATCAGTCTGGAAAATCTTGAAAGGTGTTTGGCGCTGCTTTCTTAAGTAGCGTGAGAATTTCCTTCGCTACCTCTCGAAACTCAGCGTCTGCTGTCGGAGACAAACGCTTCGACAACACTTCTCTCCAAGCACGCATATTTCCAGAGACAAGAATCTTAGTCTCAAGGCCACTTGGAAGAACATGACGAGCTGCTTGACGAATCAACTTCCGAGGAACATTCTCTGACATACCCTCATGTACAAATTGGGTATATAGAGCGCGATTCTGTTCAACAACAGCAGCAATGCGAGGCACTTCTTTGTTAGCAAGACCAGGGTGCATAACAAAGGGCATACTTCCCACATCAACGTAACGTTGACTCAATTCGCTGAAACTCAGATGCCGATGCCGAATGAGTTCATGCGTAAAGTTTCGAGTTACGCCATCGATGTAAAAGCTAGCTGAAGCATGTTCGAGCACTGAAAAATGCTGTTGGTTGATAATGTTCTCGAGATAGCCTCGGTTAGTTGCAGTTTCAGGATTTGGTCGATTCCAAGAAAGATAACAGAGTCGGCCAGCCTCTTCAGCTAGTTCATCGCTTGCCATGGTAGTAGAGTCTTGCGGAACATACTCAGGAATATCATCTACAAGAGTAGTAATTGCAATTAGCCTAACACGCATTCTGAAACATCTCCTTGAGGTGTCACAACACGATTAATTCCTGAGCCAAGGATCAATCTTGTGCAACCATCACATGGTTGATCTGTTATGTAAAGAGTTGAGTTACGACATTGGGGGCCCGCTCGAAGAATTGCATTCTGTTCTGCGTGAATAGAAATACAAGCTCCGATACCAGTGTCGTAACTTGACCCTGGCGGAAGGTCACTCGTGGTCAACTTCCCACGAGGACAAGCTCCTGCCGACAGACAACCCGGCCTTCCCGATGGGGCCCCGTTATACCCAGTCGAGATGATTCGGTTGTTCTTTACAATAATGGCTCCGATTCTACGTCGTGTACAATCGGCTCGTGCTGAAACAGCAACAGCTATTCCCAAATAATAATCATCCCATGATGGGCGAAAATCTTCACCACAACTTTGTGTCTCCTGGACGTCGGATAACGAATTCTTTGGGTAGTAAAGTTTCGTCTCCGTAGTGGATTGCATTGTGTGTCCTATGAGTCGTGGTGATGAGGTATTCGATGTCGAGTGCTTCAGTTCTTCCTTCTTTAATGTCTTGCGGAGTCATTGGATTCATGTGATGAATGTATACTCGATCGTGTATCTCTCGACCATCGATACCTAGGTCACATCCATTATCACGATTAATGACTGCGTATCTGATGCGCTTCCACTCAGAAGAAGTGTAGAACATTTGATTCATGTAACGATCAAAACCAAAAGTAACGTCACCAATTTGACCATGCAACTTGAGGTATCGATAACGTTCTAGAAATGTTGGTAAACGTTTTAGTTCTGAATAAGAGCGTATCATCTTACTCCTCGAGATCATCTATTCGATTACCAGAGTAAGCTTGCATTGCGCTCAAAGCTTTCTGATACAACTCTTCAACTCGGGCTGCTGATTCCAGATTCTCAATTTTTGCTTCAAGCAATCTGTTCTCACGTGCAATTCGCTCTTGCTCGAGACGCTCTCGAGTTGACCCGAGCTTGAGGTAATGACTAATTACTTGCGCTGAGGCAGTTCCTTCTCGCAGTTGCTTCTCAGCAAGTTCAACTGCCAAAGAAACGAGTTGGTTCTCTCTTCCTTCAGGAGTTGTCGCCGGTTTACTCTTTCTTTCACGCGGTTGGTCATTACTTCCTCGACGTTCCGCCATGGTTTCAACTCCTTTCATATGAGTTTCGGCGAGGTTTTTGGAAAACTTTTTCGGAAAATTCCCGCCGGAGAATTTTTCAGG